ACGAAACGAACGTCTTGTGCTGCTAACGATGCCTTTCCACTATTATCTTCTTCGTACCCAAGGAATGACTTCGGTACCTTGAACGCTGCCATTAGCTTGTTACGAAGATATTCGATATCTTCAATCGCATTGAATTGAAGGCCTGGAAGATTTGTGATGTCCGTACCAGAATCCTTACCACGAACTGGAAGATAGAAATCTTCGGTAATGTTCATCATGTTGTAACGAAGATTATAATCACCAGTCTTTGGGTCCACCAACGGTACCTTCTTCATGCGGTCAATGATACGTTGCATGTGGGTATCAATTTCAGATGGTGGAATATTTCCAATATCCACTAAGACCTTACGCTTATCTGGTGCACGCATAATACGATGAATTAACATCGCGTCTTCCATCAATTGAAGTTGCTTCCAGATACGGCGGCCGCCTTCAATCATAGCTTTTCCGTATGGAAGGAAATTGGTGTCAGAAAGTAAACGGAAATGTGCGATTTCGTAATTATCGAATTCTTTCTTGCCTAATGCCAAGAAATCATTTTCAATCTTAAACTTGACTGAGAATGGATTGCCTGGGTCTTGGCCTTCTACACGGATAGTTTCGTAAATTGAAAGCGGGATAACATTGACTACTCCATACTTTTCATCAATGTCTAAGAATAAAAAGAAATCTCCATACTTAGCCATATTTCTGACCCACGGCCAGAGATTGAATTCAACATTCAATACGTCATAGAATAAGTTATGGAGAATATCTTGAATTTGTTGGTTCTTTGAGCGGATACTAAGTACTTGGCCGAATTCGTCCTTTACAGTTGATTCGTCAGCATAAATGTCCATAACAGATGAAATGATAGGGTCATTATCCATCATATCATAATCACGGAACAATTGAAGTCGTGAACCTTGGAAGGCTGCAGAAGATTCGTATCTTCCGCCAGCCGCACCATATCCTCCAGTCATTGACGAATATACGCGGTGGTATCTATCAATACCGCGTCTATTAATAAATGACTGGATATTGTCGGTATCAGCGACTTTTAATTTTTTACCGCCTACATTTCGGACAACTGTATTTGTTGAAAACAGTTTCCGTAGGCGACCAAACACACTAGTATCTGCCATAACCCCTCACTTAGTAAGTAAGAATTAAATCGACAGCCTTCATAATTGGGAAGAAGTCGATTTCTTTATTATCTTCTGCGATATCTTCGAGAACAAGTCTGAATTCAGCGACCTTGCCTGCCAATACCATCTTTAATAACTTCCAGTGGTCGTGATTGAAGATAGTATATGGAGTTTCATTTAATGCTGTTGCTAAGGTCTTTAATTCGACATACGCTCCAGCTAACTTGTTTTGTTCGGCTTCACTTAATTGTGGTGCCAAATCTTCCAAAATAGCTTCAATACGTGTTAAACTAACACGATTTTCTACATTTTCTACTAATAAGTCCTTTAACTTTGTACTCATCTTATTTCTCCACATACTTCTTAAGTAATGTATAATATTTTGGGTTCTCTGTCAAGTGGGCGGCGGCGATTTTTGCCGTGGTAACCACATTTCCATTCGTAACGTCTTTATGTTCCATTTCGACATTCATACCCATATGGAATTCTTTTGGGTCAAATTTATAACCCATTTTCTTTAGAATAGCATCGGAAACTTTCCGTGAGACTTTTTCTTTCATATTACCATTTCCGACACGACCAATAACGAGCCTTGGTACGTGGGCCTGGGTTTGCACAATTATGACGTGCTCTAAATGAACGGCGACGAGCTGGATTCGACTTCTTAATTCTCATTGTCTTATCACCGAAGTTGACCTTCTTGACGTTTCCAGTACTTGGGTCTTTGACGAATACCTTAAACTTCTTTACGTCACCACGCATTGGTTTTCCAAGTGGAACCTTACGACCGTGATATTCTGCTTCTTCTAATGGTTCCTTAGCTGACCGTAAGATTTGCATTGCTAAACAACGTGGGCAATAATCTTCAACTATATCGTCTTCATTGATAGGTACACAATTTGGGACCATCTTTCCATTCATTTCTTTCATCCCAACTTGTTTATACCCGTCCCAACAGGCCTCAGTCATCTGTTCCATATTATTCTTCCTTTTTCTTGAAAGTTGAAACCATCGTTGGTTTCCCACCGGGGTTTCCTGCCTTCCGTTTTCTGGTTACCGCTGAACGCTTTTCACCTTTACTCATCGCTGCTGCCGAACGTGCGGGTCTGCACTTAGGATACTTTGAAGAGCCACCCTTTCGTTCTTTCTTACCAGCAGAAGCTCCACATGGTGGATGCTTGCCGGTCTTCGGGTCTTTTCGTGAAATGTCTACCCACTTTTGACGAATCCACTTTCCAAGTTCACCTTTGGTCTGGTACTTTTCGTCAAGGTCAATAGAGACTTCAGCAAGTAAATCAGATAATCGCGTCATACTGGTTTGGACTTGGTTTTGCCCCCACGCTTTCGCTTTCTGCGACCGGCGCAATGAGCTCGTTGACTAAACCCTTTTGGATTGCTACAATCAATAGACTTCTTATATTTCTTAGTCCATTCTTCTGGAATAAGGTCCATTAACTTAATCATTACTTTCCCTTCTTCCACCCACCGCCCATACTCTTGTACTTCTTTGCTGCCCACAAGTTAGCATATGCGGATGGATAAACCTTGAACTTTGCCCGAGCCGCTGCTTTAGCCTTAGCCCACTTGTCTGGACTAGTTGGGGTATTACGTTCTAAGATATCACTAATACGAGCACTACGAACTGCCAAATCTTGTGGGTCGGTGGCGGGCATTTCTTCTGGTTGTTCTTGACCAAAATCTCCTTTGGTTTGGTTAAACACCGCCCCATCGGAATACCCTTCTGGAAAAAAGTCTTTATATTTCATATTACTTTAAGAACTTAAGCTTATAGTGTGTACTAGAAATCAACCCAGAAATTTCATCAAGAATATTATTTAATTCACCGTCTTGTGGTAATTCTTTACGAACATTATCCACATATGACAATAAGCCTGCAAAGTATCGAAGGGTTGAGTCATCTTCAAAAATTTGGGTGGTTGGCTTGTATCCCTTAAGGATACCATAGCGACCTTGATAAGATTCTACATAGCTATCAATTAAGTCTACGATATCTTCATAATACCCTTGTAATGCCTTATGTTGCGCATAGGATGGAGTTTGAAGATGGAAGATATGTGCTTGTTCTCTACTAGCTAAAAGAACAGAGATGAACTTTGCGACTGCTTCCATTATTATTCTCCTTCTTCCTTAGCATGTGGATGATATCCCTTCTTCTTCATCCAATGTGCGAGTGCCCAAGGATTATCAATTTCCTTGTGCTTCTTCATCTTAAGAACGGTCTTTTCCCAGCCTTCCGGAGCTGCTTCATTAACTTCTTCCTTCATTGCTTCTAAGTCCTTATCAACTGGCATATCGGTCTTTTCTTCTTGACCGTATTCGTGATAACTTGTATTTGCTTGGTCTAAGTTGTTTTCTGCTACTGCGATATGGTCTTGAATCCATGCTGGAATATCTTTTTCTTCCATTCCAATCTTACCCTTCAATTCAGTTGCATGTCGGATGATGGAGTCAAGAGTTTTACTTGCCATCGACACTTCGTGGTCTTCACCAACTGCTTCGTCGGTTTTCTTACCTGCGCGAAGTTTTGCAAGGTCATCACCTTCAATCTTGCCATCTTTATCAACATCAAGTTGCTTTTGCTTTGCGGTTAATTCTTCGTATTGTGCAAGAAGTTCATCAATCTTCTTTTCTTGGTCTGGAGTCATTTCCATTTCCTTAAGCTTCTTTAAGGTCATTGCGAGTCGTGCACGCTTTCCAAGCTTGCCACCCTTTTCTGCGGCTGCCTTAAGGTCAGCTGCTGGAATTTTTTCCCCAGCTGGAACACCGAGTTGCTTATGGAGTGCGCCTGGCTTTTCAATTGCCTTTTGAATCCACTTTTCTTCTTCTTTAAGTGAACCCACGGCTGGTAATTCAACTAATCCTGTTAATTTAATCATGTTATTCTCCAACTTCGGTGTAGAAAAATCTGTTGCCTTCTTGTTTTGTTGTGCTGCTTGATACTGCTTATATAAACGGCGTTTTGCCATAATATACTTGTCGTTCTTATCAACCTTTCCATCATTATTTACATCAGCATCTTCAGACCCAGGTGGGTCGTGACGCTTATGAGCTGGTTTATACTCAAACTTATATTTTGACATTATTTTTTTCTGGTGTCATCGCTCTTGGTTGAACCACTTTGTCTAAATGCGGCAGATGATGCAGCTGCCCAAAGATAATCTTTCCAATCATCACCATATTTCTTTCTAAATTTGCTGACCTTCTTTTCATCCCGCATCATTGCATTACCAATTTTCTTACGGAGGTCAACTTGCGATTTGGTCATTTTTCTGGACTTTTTACGGTCGTATGGTTGAGGAACCGACTTTTCTTCAATGCATCCTTCCCCTTCACATACCGATTCGTGAGCAGCGTGTGGGTCTTTATGAGGATCTTTGTGGTCATGGTTAGGGGCTATAATAGATTTTAATTCTTCTTTAATAATTTCTCTAACCATATTCTTAAAATCTTCTCTTTTCATACTTTATCCCGAAAAAATGGTATATAAAGACACTACTATATAAGTATTACGTATTTACAGTAACCACCGTAAATTTTCTTTTTCTTGACCTACTTGCATTTCGTAAGGGTTATGATTCATGGTATTTGAACTATATACCATCGTGCCCAATTGATACTTGGCCTTATCAATAGCGATTTTGGTCAATTCAATACCTTCTTGACGTAATCTGAGGGCGGTGTCTCGTACCCACAATCCGATACAAAGCGCTAACACTAAATCGTCGTTATATCCCGATAACGCCTCCGGCCGGCCGTTTTTCCAGATAAACGTTTCCAGCTCTGCAATAGTACGTGGTGACCGGATGGTAAACGAGGTTTCTAACATATATTCCTTTAACCGAGCAATAATCAGTGGTCTGGTCCGTTGGGAAATCATAAACCCAGGCACCATACCTCGTTCTTCTTTATGATATTTTCCAGTAATTTGATGTTCTACGTCCACATACTGTAAATCTCTGGACATATAGAACAAATTACGGTACCCACGGTCAATAATCTGTTGT